CATTTAAGACTGACACGAAATTGATGTTCAGGAGTTAAAAAGTTATCACTTCTTGGGTATATGTTTAGGTTATCCCCATCGAAAGTGGTCATAGAGTCCGCAGGGATTATATCCCCTGTAGCGATAAACCCTTGCTCACGATTACTGCCAATTGAGCCCACTGGGGCATCATGAATATAGTCCTTAATTCCAATTCTAAGTCTAGGAAGTCCATCTATTGCTTTAGTCTGAATAAGAGGATTATTAATTACATAATTATCCCCATCACCACGTTTAAAACTTCCATCAAGTTTGAATATAGAAAAGTAGTTTTGGGTGGAGGTACCGGAGGTCATAATTAACTCGATACCACTGAGGATATGCTTATTCCTAAACTCAGCACCTTCTATCCAAGAAGAAACTCCTAAATCCTGAGGAGAGTGTATTGCTGATGTGTAGTGAATAACTCTCACTGGAGCAGAGGGGTCAAATGGCCCTCCTACTCTTCCATAGTTCAGAGAGGAAGCAGCTTCTATAGAAGAAGCAAAAAATCCAGGTAATCCAGCTAATCCTATTAGATTAAATTTTGAATTTGCAAAGATAGAGTTGAACGAGTGCCCAAATATATTAGGGCCATCTAAATCCCATGAATCAGGCCTTAGAAAATGCCTAAGGAATAACTTGGTGTAATCTTTATAGAGTTTATGTAATTCTCTTCCAAAAGCAAAGTTAGAGTAAAAATATGAACCCGAAGGATCCCAAGCACTTGCTTCAAGACTTGAATTCATAAGACTAATTACAGGATTTCTCCAAACATTTTCTTTTGAAAGTTCATCGAAATATACATCTTCATAAAGTTTAGCAGCTTCTATATATTGTTTTCTTTGGAGCAGACTATGCATTATACCTAGGATACTAGGCAAACTTCCTCTATCTACATAGTAAGCAGAACTAACCGAATACTGTGTATGTTTTTCATCTGACCCCAACGCACTCAGCCCTCGACAGGGATAAGTGTTACTGCTATCCACACCCGAAAAAGTATTCGTTGAATTAAGATCTTCGCATATATTATACACACCGGGAATATTTCTATAGTCAGCAATAGGATGGTATTGTTGAGCAGAAGGAACAAAACCTAGAGGGGAAAAGCCTAAAGATTTAGTAACATACGAAGGAGGGTCTTCATCTAAAGTGTATCCTAAAGAGTGTTCCAGCGTGGAAGCATCCCAAGAAACAGGCATGTTATGTCCCCTACGATCATACAACCCTTCAGTAGGCAATAGAGATTTATAATCCCTTCGTCTAAATGTGTTACGTGGTATATTGGTAATAATCGGACTGGCCGATGTTGAAACTTTAGAATCTGCTATAGAATCTACATGAGTTCTACTAAATGGAGTTCCAGTACCAGAGGTACAGGGGTATGTTCTTTCTTGCATACCCCGTCTATAAGAAACAAAGTTAGTACCCGATACCTCTCTGTTTTTGAAAGCCCTGTCCATGGCAGAAGTTCCGATAGGATGTGAACTCCAATATTGATTAAATGTTGTTAGACGTTTTTCTCTTTCCGCAAGAAAAGTTTCACTTTTATCTAAATTAATTACCGGAAGTATAACTGAAGAGGTAGTGTAATCTTCAGTACCAGAAAGCCTCAATCGAATATCTGGAATTGAATGGGCAGGAGAATAAGAATCAATAACTCTGGCAGATTCAATAATCGCGTAAGCTGAGTCACCTTCTAAAGTATCTTTTGTAAAATCAAAAGTACTTGCATCAAATATTACTTTAAAGTGAGAGGATTTTCCATTCCATAAACTGAGATACTCATCTCTCTTCGTTGAGATTGACTGAAGAATATGATCCCAATTAGGGGGAACCTCCATACCAGAGGTAAACATTAACCAAGTATTTCCTTCACGATACTTATCATGGGCTCGCAAAGTATTTGCTCTAATATAGTCTCCTACTTGTATTGCGTGAACCTTCCTCACTCCAAAACATACTAACTGATCAATAATATCAATAATTAACGCTTCAGTAATATCTGCTGTAGCATAATAGGGTATTTCCTCCCAAGGAGGAATTGGCATTTCTCTGTCTCTATAATAGAAAGTAAACTCAGGGTGCAGCCTAGGATGTCGCCCCATTTGATCAGGCTGAGCTTTCTTATCCACCCCCAGCCACTCAGTAAATAGTTGCCCCCCCACGGAAAACAAATGGGGATGCTTGTGGGTTAGAAAATCCATAATCGTATCCACAGCTAAGCGTATATTCTCATCCATACTGGATGTTGAATACCCCCCTGGTCCAGGACGATCATATCTGAGCACATTCATCAATTGAGCTTTTTGCCGAGTCCAGGAATCAAAGCCACTAAATGTGAGAGAGTCCGTGGCAATTGCGTAGTACATCAAGTATGGAATATAGCTTTCCCATAGCTCGTAAATATTAGAAGATAGATCAAACACTTCCTTCGCAAGGACAGAGTCAATTCCAAATTGGATAGACTGCTTTGTGCCTGCCCTTTTATATATTTCTACAGCATTTTTTAACTGCAATCTCCACCGGAGAGGTTCGCTCCCGAACAACTTCCATCCAATAAGGTCTGCAAGACGGGGCAATAGCTCGTCTGGGCAAGTTTCGATATCATAGAATGTTTCTATTTCATCAATTTCACTATGGATATCGGTTGCGAAAAAAGAGAATGCATTGAGAAGTCTATAAAATGGCCCAGCATAGGATACATCTTTTTTCAAGGCTGCGCGTATTTTCCCCCCATCCTCAAAATTTTCAAAAGCAGTTCTTACTGTAGTATCTTCTCTATCAAAATAAGATGGAGAATACACAACATCGATCCAAGTTTTCCACTTGTCTAATTGCTGAGTTCCACTTGTGTAGATTCCTGTACCTGATATAAACTCAGTAGGAATAATCTCTAACGTGTGCCAGGGTGTACAAGTATTATAATTTTTAAAGATATACTCCGATAATCCTTTAATACCATCAGCTAAAGTTACAGATTGTCCCCGATATAATTTATTTACTACTAAGCTACTTACTATGCTGGATGGATTAAAATCTAATCCCCCGATGCCGGAACTGTTCAAAAAATATAACCAAGAAAGATTAGAAATCAAATATTCATGGCTTGCAGAGGTCTCTACGGAAGATAAAGCATTCAATGCAGAAACAGGATAATTCAACTGCATTGATGAGAGCAATGTGGAAGAAACATAACTCAACATATCAGAGCTAGTTTCATAATTTTTAAATGTAGTATCCAGTCGCTGTAAAATTTTCTTATCGAAATCACGAGGAGTGATCTCCCCAAAGTTTGTATTTTGTTTAATAAAGAAAGGGGTTATACCTGAGAATGTATTTATGGAAGAATAAATACTAGCTGCCACACTACTGATACTAACTACAGAATTAATATTATTAGCAACATTTAAATGGCTATTAATTACTCTAGAGGCAGGATTTATTTCCATGCCACTAAGATCATAATCCTTCTCAAAATAAATATTGGGAACAATTTGTTCGAGAGCATTTACAAAATTTAATTTTGCGTATGTTTTCTTTTTTGGATTATGCGGATTTAAGCTCATTATACATACGACACATTTACAGAAAGATTATTCAACTGAAGAATTTCGTTAAAATTAATAAAGATAGGATCATTAACATTGTCTATAGTAGAAAATCTTACTTCATCCAGGTTAAAGATTTCTCTATTCAATTCCTGCGGGATAAAGTTTTTCCCAAAAGCAGTATTATCCACTTTAAAGAACTCTAGAATTTTATCACGAGCTTTAAGTTTAATTATAGTTTCATTAGGTTTAAACTCTTTATCTACATTCAAAGTTACCACTAAATCTAAAGTTCTTATCAATCCATCAACGATGATAAATTCATCTGTGAGCATCTTTTTCAAGTTCATAGCAGTGAGCAAAGAAGACTTAAATGCAGGAGTACCTCTCCTTAGTTGTGTATCACTCGCTTTTTCTAAAACATAAATATCAATAATATTTGCAGAGGAATAGGCTTTTCTTGTTACGGCAGTGGCTTTTCCTACAGAACCATAAGTTGTGATATAAGAATTAGCAAAAGATTCTATATCCGTTAATGTAACTAACCTATCTTGTCTCCTGAAGGTTAAAGGTGCATATTTTTTTGCGTGTTCTAGTGTTTCGGCGTTTGCACCACCAGTTGATATAGAGACATTTTCTAGAACTCCCGCGAAAGAACTTGTTTTGATGGTTCCATTAATAGGAACATTTAAATGTCCATTTGGCATATTGCCCCTAGTACCACCTCCTACTCTATACGTCACCACGTAATTATCTCTAGCTCTCGGGGATACTCCAAAAGTATTATCGCCAAAAACTATATTAGCATTATATGCATCGTCATATAG